CTATTTGACCCCAACCCGGTGTCTGTGACGGAGTTTCGTCTGACCAAGCTGGCGTCTGACTTGGGCTGATCGTATTATACCCTGCATTTTGATTTGGCACAATAGTTCCCCAAACTAAGACTTGTCCTACGTTTCCAGTACCTTGCAAACCAGACACCGAGACATTTGCATCCGCTGTCGTGGTTACCGTACCAACCGACGTAGTGGCCGATACGCCCGTCACATCCACGGAAACAAAAATGCCTACTTCAACTGAGCCAACCGCGCCGGTGGCTTCCAGTCCAGTGGGTGATACATCCGCATTTGCGGTGACTGTGACGGATCCAACAGACGCCGTAGCTTCCAAGCCAGTGACGCCAGTGTTGGAATCTGCGGTAACTGTGGCTGAACCTACGCCACCCGTGGCCGCTAGACCAGTGGGAGAAACACTAGCGGTGCCCGTAGCCGTTACAGAGCCTACGCCACCCGTGGCTTCCAAGCCAGTGACGCCAGTGTTGGCGTCTGCTGTGACTGTGACGGATCCAACCGCTGCGGTTGCCTCAAGACCAGTTGCCGGAGCGTTGGCGTCTGCTGTGACTGTGACGGATCCAACAGACGTCGTAGCAAACGGAAAACCGCTTTGACCCCACGGGCCTTCGCCCCAACCAGAGCGACCCCAGCCGCCTATTGGAACGATTACATCAGCCATTAAGCAATCCGAATAATTGCGTTACTCGCGTCAGCCGTTGGGAATACGATGGTGAAATCACCCGCCGTAGACGTTTTATCCGCACCAAAATCTAGAACAACTACAGAGGGGTCTCCTGCTGCGGTGTCGTTATAAATAAGTGCGCCCCGCGCCGTAATAGTAGCCGAAGAAAACGTCAAATCAGCAAAATCTGTCAAAGCTGTTGTTCCGCTGGTTGTTGGGGTAACATTAGTCAAAGTGCCCCCACCCGCTGAGTAGCCGGTTCCAGAAACCTCGTTAGTTGCGGTATACGCTGTTGTTGACGCATCAAAAGATGCACTGTTCGTGTAGAGCGCTAGTTTAAAAGTGTTACCAGTGCTGGTTGTGAAATCGTGCGTTGCAGTCAAAAGCTCTTGCTTAAAACTGGTGCACATAAAATTGCCCGTAAATGCCATGTCACAGTCTCCTTAGTTGTTCAGCAAGTTCTTTATAACCTGCCTCTGATAGGGCGTTATATGTTGTAGTTCTATCACTTTTTATTGCTTCACGCATGTAAAAAGCTAAAACCTTGACCATATGTTGTCTAAACGCATGAGCTTGGTCGCGGATGCCCGGATGAGCGGTGTCCGATATTTGAATGATCCTGTCTGCACAGCGTTCTGCAACCTCTTCTGGCGTAAACCCTCGTTTCTCGGTGGTCTCTACCAAAACTTTGTAATCCGCAGGGATGTCTACTTCTAAAGCTTTTATCATTGTTTCGGCCTAATTATCTTTCCTGTCCGATATTCGTCGGTTACCTCTTTAGACTCCCCAAACATCTTCAGACCCATAATAGACTCACTAAACCGCTTTTCGTACAGCGCTTGCATATCAGGTTCGCCCTTCATAAATATATAAGCTTCCATCAAGCTACCATACAGCATAGCTAGCTCAGCATTTTCACTAAGCCATGTAGTTCCAGTTCCCGCACCCGCTGTCAAACTGGCAGGGCGATAAAAATAATGCAACTCTACCGCGTAGCTTGCATCCGGTGTCGGCCCGATAATAAAGTTAGTTATATCAAAAACAGCATAATATCGCGGACCACCTTCTGTGGTAGGGTCCGGATTAAATTGCTGCACATAGTCCGCATCCTTAAAATCAAGGAAATTAGCGTCATTGCTCGCATCTGTATATGACAAGGAATACGGCGCAAGGAAATCTGACGGGCAGGCCAAAAACTTATTTGAGGCGGTCAAGGCTCCTGCGACATTTTTCCGAAACAGGCTAAGCTGCACATTTTTGAGAATACGCTCTTCGGAATTTCTAATAAACACAGGAATGTTGTTAACAAACGTGGTTTCGTCGTTTTCCGTGTAATCTTGAATAGCCTGCTGTAGTTCAGCGTATGTAAAACTCATGTTGTCACCGTAACCATGCCAACTTGCCCAAAACCTTGCGGTGGCAGCAAATTAGGTGCCTCTACTGTTGGAATCCCTACATATACATCAAACGGCTCTACTATATCCGGCCGTGCGTCTTTTAAAGCCTCTGCATCAACAACTTTACGAAAAGGACCAAGCTGCGGATGTTTTGGCTCCCATTCGTCTTTTCCTACTAGCAAGCCGTTCCATTCTTTACGCATGTCTTTATACCGATACCGGAAACCGGATCGGTCTGAAATAGCGTAGGAATCTTTACCGCTTGCAAACTTTGCCATTAGGTGGTCCTAAAATACTGGTATTGCGGCACTACGTTAAAGGACGAACGATCCCTGTCTTCTGTTGCGGCCCGTTCAAACTCTTCCTCATAAATAGCTTTCAAAAGCTGAACTCTATTTGGAGCTCTTTTTACCGCTATGTAATAGGCTAATCCCGCGGCTAAACACGGATAAAAACGAAACGGCATGTCCATTGTGTTAATAAACGTATCCGCATCATCCATGCGAGTAAGAGCATCGTAAATCACAACATCCGTGCTATTCTCAGGAACCGGCCACAGTTTTAATTCTGGCGTGACCTGCCGATCCAAGAAAAACTGGTTTGCTCTTCCTTCAGTAGTTTTGTTCGGAATAGACAAATATTCGTCTCGGCTAAGACGATCTAAAGAATAGTCAGTTCCGCTACGGCGCACAATTACCGATAAAACGTCGATAACATCGTTATTTAAAGCGTAATTGCCCGTTCCTTGTGTCAGAGCCTGTGTTCTTTGAACAATGGTCCATTGGTTTAGACCACGGTTTGCCCACTCAGCCAGCATTAAATTGAGCGACCGCTTGGCAGACTTTAGGTCGTAACCTGTACGAACCTCAAGACCACAGCGCTCAAACGCCTCCTCAATGTAATCGGAAACGTCTAACTCAAAATCTGTGCTGCCGGATGTAGCCATCTTACTTCTTCTTTACCATACCGCCGCCGCGCATCTTCTTTACCATGCCACCACCGCGCATCTTCTTTACCATACCGCCGCCGCGCATCTTCTTGACTGCGCCGCCCTTTTTCATCATCTTACGTGGTTTCATCGCCATTTTTTAATCTCCTGTAAAGATCTGCTCTTTCCTGAAAAATTTCTTCAGCATTGTATTCTTCTAGATACTTATCATAATAGCCTTTTTCCGCAAGTTTGTCTGCTGATTCCTGCACCTTGGATAAACGCTGCACAAAAATCATTGCATACTCATCATCAACCACCTGCATAAAGCTTTGGTCGTCTATGAAATCATTGGCTTCATCATGCGGATGAAAGCCCATGACCCACATATCCCGGTCTATAAAGACCCCCATAGATATTGCTTCGTTTAACTCCCGTAAGTAATCGTGAAAAACATCAGGATCCTCTGTAAAATTTAGGTCTACTATAATAACTAAATCTAAACTGTCTTCCCACTGAGATAAAGTGCTATACAAAACCTGCATATTATCGTCATATTTAAAAAGTAAAGCTACCTTTTCATCGGTCCAAGCTTTTTGTGCATAAGGGCACGGCGGAAGGTTGTTGTAAAAAGAATTAGGCTTACTAAGTGTGTGCTCCGTCCACGCAATTATTTCTGCACAGATTTGCTGCTCTTTTCCGGTGTTAAAAACAATCATATTCATGCTTGTGACACTGACCCTTTAGTGCGCTTTCTTCTGCCGTTTATAACCGCGCCACAACCTCTCGCGACAGCCGTACCGGGGATACTGCTGCCACGAAACCTGCGTTTCGCTTTAGTTTCATAACCCGCAACGCCCCCATTAGCCATTTTCTTTACTTTGGCAGCCTTAGTGTTTGCCACAACCTGCTTTCCTTTAGCTCCTTCACGCTTCTTTTTACGCGCTGTTGAAGCTCGTTCAGCTTTTGATAAACTTTGAGCTTTACGTCTAGGAAGGCAACGGTCAGGGTTACGCTTATCTTTTGACGTACCGCATGAACCCGAAATATTACCCGAGCTATCAATTCTGACCCAATCCTCATCTAACCACTCCTGTAATTTACCCATTATTTACCCTTCCGTTTGCCGCCTTTAGACTTCTTGGCGTAATTAGGGTCTTTACAATATTTTGAGGCGGCAAGATTTGCGTATGCACTCGGATACGTGTCAAAAGTACGTTTAGCCCACGCTTTTCCTTCAGGGCATATAGTGCCGCCCTTCTTCATTTTAACAACGCCGCCTTTAGCCATTTTTCTAACGGAACAAGCGCCTGCGCCTAAATTAACTCGTGTCATGTCAATACCGCCACTAATGCTATTACCATCGCCGCAAGTTGCAGAGCAATGCCGCCAAGGATAGCCCAGACCTTTATATCCAGACGGTCTATGTCCTTTTGCATATGAGCAAGGTGGTTGGTTTCCAAACGGTGTAATACGGCTTGAATAACTTCAACCTTCTTGTCTAGTTCTGCAACTGTTGGTTTGCTCATTTTAACATTTCCACCTTTTGCGGGCTTGCCTCAAACGGCTGTTTGGGTCTTTAGCCGCTTTAGGGAATTTTTTCATCTGTCCGGCAGAACGCGCACAAAAAGACTTACGACGCTTTGCATCCTTACTACCTTTTTTGACCTTGCCGGTTACAGCGGTCTTTAACTTTGAGCCGGGGTTTGCGCGTCTATACGCCGCTACTCCAGCTTTAGTCATCCCCGCTCCTTTTTCAGTAGGGCGAAAATTCTTCTTGTTGCGCGGGGGCATTTTGGCTTTCTTGCGTTCAGCCATTACAGAGCATCCCCGTTGTCAATTAACACGCCATTAAAGGAGGCAGATATTGCGTTAGATTGGTTTTTATTACAGATAGCCCGCACCTCAACGTCCGACTTTTCGGTCACTTTAATAGGATAGGCAAACGGGTAATAAATCTGACTTTCCACAACATCTACCTTAACCTGCGTCCTAAATACGCCGCCAAAAGGCTTTACTAAGAAGCGCACAGTCATATATACGCCACCAGATGTCCCAGTGCCGTGTGTAGCAATGCCTTCGTTAATGTAGAGAGTTTTACCCGCAGGAACGGTATATACCGCCATTAGCGTTTGATTTTCACCGTTTGTAATCTGGGCATATGTGGTGCCACCGTTAGCTATGGTGATATTACCTGTAGGGGAAGTAGCGCCGCTTATATAAGCTCTGAAAACACGCAAAAACAAACCCGTAGTCGTGGCTGTCCCGCTAGCGTTCAAAGTCACTTCTTCTTCTAACTCCGCATAATTTGTATCAAGACCCGATACAAGCACTTTTACGCCAGAATCGGTAGCACCCCCTGCGGAGGTGACTGTCATAGCTACCGCGGAACCCGAATACGCGTATAAACCGCCTGCGTCCCAGACGGTTTCACTTACGTTAATGATATTAGGGTTGTAACCATATTTAAAAAGCGTGTTGTGATACGAAATTTGATTACGAGATACTTGAAGCTCAAACGGCTCTGAAGTCCCTACCCTTGATATGGAACTAACTTCACGAGCCATTTGAGCCTCCGTTTAGTTGTAGAAAACAGTCACAGCAGTACACGCGGTAAAAGCAGATACATAAATATCTGATACCCGAATGCCTTCTGCGGGGATGTTTACTGAGTGTGAGTCAGATGCAAGAAAATCTAAATCAAGAACCGTTGCGCCGCCATTACCGTCTGTAATAGTTAGGCGAGGGGTTCCTGTTGTAGTTAAAACTTGTATCTGACGAATACGCGCAGGCCCAACACCGGCAGAACCGGTGGCAGCTAAGCGCTTTGCTTTTACGTCAGAACCAGCCATTAGGGTCTCCTATTAGCTAAGAGCAGCACCAACAGCAGTCACCCAAGCAGCACCTGTGTTGATTACGATGCAATACTCGTTGTTGCCCGCGCCGTTGTCGCTAACGATATAAACGGTTCCAACAGCAACATCGCCAAAAGCTGGCAAATCTGCGGTGGCTACAACGGGGATTTGAAAACCAGCGTTCGAACGCACTGGACCGGAAAAAGTAGATAGAGCCATGATTATCTCCTGTCGTGGCTAGTGTCAGCCGCACCACGCGGCTGTCAGGGATAAATTTACTATACAACAAAAAAGAAAGGGCGGCAACTGCCGCCCTCTCCGCATCTGTAAAAGATGTTTACGCTGCGCCCGGAGTACCGAACACAGAACGCCAGTCAGAAACACCGAAGCTGTAACGCTCACGTGCCTTAAACCGCATATTTCCGGTGTCAAAGTCACCTTCCATAGCTGTCTTGATTGGCGAACGGTTAAAGTATTTGAAACCGTTTGGAGCATCTGTCTTGATGAAGAATGCGTCTGTGTCAGTCAGGAAGTGGTTAACCACTGCCCCTTCTGGCAACATACCCATGTTCTTCATTGCGTTGGTGTCGTTGTCCGCTGTACCTGAACGTAGGTTTGAGTTGATGACCCGCTCTGCAATGAATTGCAGTTCTTTCGGGATAATCAGCTTTGTACCACGAACAGCAATCTTCAGACCACGCTCGTCAGTCAGTCCCGCAATGTCGATCAGCATCTGCTCAAGAGAAGTCTCGTTGAGGTCAGCAGCAGTAGCCAGAATGTTGGTCTGGTTACCGGACAATGATGGGTGAGCGTTTGAACAAAGTGCTGCACCGTCGCCGATTGGGCTGCCTGTGCTGAA